GATGTTGATCCAACGGTTGTACCATATCTGGTATACTTTGCATAGGGAAAAGCATACTCTCTACCAGAAGGTAGAACAACCTGTTTATTTGTAACTGCTTGTTCCTGCAGCTTATCATGCCATTCAGTCACACCCTGATACTTGTTACGGAAAGCAGAGTAGTAAGCCATCTCACGATTAGTCCCAAGCACACCACCGTACAGCGGCTTGAATGTGTGGGCCTTTGCATCCTGACGGCTAACCCCCATGATCTCAGCGGTGTAAGAGTGAACATCAAAGCCGCTCTTTACCTCTTCATAGATCACAGCGTCTTGTGATAAATAGCCAGCTACACGAAACTCTAGCTGTGAGTAGTCACCTTCTAGAATGTAACCACCTTCATACCTAGAAACAATTGCCTCTCTTGCAGGGAATGTTGCTCCTCTAGGCATATTCTGAAAGTTTGGTCTACTTGATGACAGTCTTCCAGTAGCAGTGACGCACTGATTAAAGTTAGGATGAATAAAACCTCTACCATCTTGATACTTCTCCAAGCTATCTACAAACGTATTTAGATACGTTCTAATCATTGAGTAACGTGTGTACTTGTCTACGAACTCTCTCGCATCGCCCTCTAACTCAAGACGTATCTCGGATAAAGTTTCTTTATCTGTTCTAAAACCTGCAGCGGCGGTGTCCTCTGGCCCACGCGGTATAACTCTTAGTCCTGCGGGTTCGTTTAACTTCACATAGATTACGCCTGTTCCAGTACAGAGCTTACACTTTACAACATTCTTACTCAACGCGCCAGACTTCAGTCTGTTTCTTCTACGGCCTGTACCGCCGCACTCTTCACACCTCTCGCCTCTAGTCTTGCGGAACACCGGGGCTAATTGTTTCACTGTCTCCTTAAACATTGTAGGGGACATTTTTGTTTTACGCTTTTGTTTCTTAGTATGTCCGCGCTGCTCTGTTCCTATGTTGAACGCTTCTTTCCACGCAGCCTTGTCCACAACCTCACGGGAGTACAGCAACTTACTGCGGTCATCCGGGCTATCAAGGTTGATTGGAGTGTCCCCCATAGCAATCTCAGCGATATCCATAAGGTCACTATACAACTGATCATACTCTGCCTGATAGTCTGCTTTAATTTTTGCAAGCTTTTCATTTGATATTTTTATCCCTGCTCTCTCAATGTCGATAAGAGCATCTAGCATCTCCATGCTGAGTTTTACAACCTGTTTCAAACTAGGCTCTCCCTGCTAGGCCAAGACATTTCTAGTTCTGCTAGCTGTTGTTTGGCTAATTCATTTGTTGTGTCTACATCAGCCATACAATACTCTCTAACCACATCACACGGCATATCTTCGTAAGATACCTTGTCCTTTATGTACTGATCCGTGAGGTCTACTCTCTTTTCAGGCAAGCCTCTGCGCTTGGCGCACTCTGCAAGGCTAATTGATTTCTTAATGCCTCGACAAAGCAAGTACTCAGCAATCATGGTATCCCACAAAGACATATTATACTGGAAGCCACACTCTCTTAGCCACTGTAAATCAAACTTGAGGTTATGACCAACCAAACAGGTTGTCTCGTCTAGCTTTTTCTGTAGCCTGTCCTTTGCTTGGGGCGTAGGCTCACACTGGTTATGAAAGAAGAACAACTCGTTGCTTTCAAACACTGACAGGTCTGGTGTAAAGCTTCTGTACCCAACAAACACAATCTGCTGACCGTCATACGGAGATGATGTAGAACTTTCGAAGTCCATTGTTGTTTCTATGTCAAGAACGGTGATCATGAGAATATATCTCTATCCCCATCTCGCCGTAAAACCAACGACCCATGCCAACCATTTATCTTGTTCTTAGAGAACTTAATAGTTCTAAACTCTTCATGCTCCGCTACACCAATACCTACAATAATATCTGCTTCACCAGCCTTACCTGTCTTACTTCCATCAAGCATGGAATAGTCTATACTCTCTCTTCCGTGAGCATCATAAGACGCTTGGGAGATTGCCCACACTGCTACGTTGTGCCGCTTGGCAAGCTCTCTGGACCTGCAGTACAACTCCTTCAGCCGCTCATCGCCGCGCGAGAACTCACCGTCTATTCTGATCTTGTCAAGCTGGTCAATGAACACTATGTCAACTTCATTGCGTGAGCAATAGTCCTCAATCTCTTGTATTGATGTACCAACACAATCCATGAAAGATATGTACGGCAGTATGTTCTCTTGGTATTCCTGTACAAAACCCTGTTTGTCCTGCAGTACCTCAAGACGGGAGCGTTCTGTAATAGATTTGGCAACACGCATACGTGTCTTCTTAACAGGCTCCTCATTACCCCAGTATGCTACGTGAAACTTGTTCCGCACATACCAGCCAGATAACCATGCAGAAAAACTTGTCTTGCCTATCTCTGGCCGTGCAAAGATTACACCAAGATTTTGTCGATCTATGCCCGGTACATAGTCGCGTATCTGTGTAGGAAATATAAACTCAGGATCACGCTCGAACTCTTCCAAGCTGTCTTCAATGCTGTCTTCAAGCACTGTGTAACTCTTGGAGCCTTTGACCTCATTGTTCTTTAGTTCTTCTACACTAGTAAGAAGAGAGTAAGTATCGCTAGATTTACCAAGAAATATGTCAAGGGCTTCTTCTCCTATCTCTTTTGCCTTTGCTCGTTTCCAGAAACTATGCAGAACATTTCCTGCTAGTTCAGGGTTTACTGTCACACCTTTTAATTCTTCAAGTTGTTGCGTAGCCTTTTGCTTAGTCGCCTCGGGCATAGCCGGGTAACGCTCATCATGTGCCAATGCTACATCAGCTAACGATAGATCACCCTCGTATGTTTTGTGTAGATGGCTAATAGTCTCTACAATAGTAGCCACCTCCTTTGAAAAATACTCCTTCTTAATTAAACCAGATACACGATTGAAGTTGTCCTTCTGTAGACATGCTACAAGCACAGCCTTATCAATCATATCTTTAGTACCTCCTTTGCTTCATCCTCAGTTAATCTTTTCAAGTCTCTATCCAACAGGCACACATCAACAATGTCTCCGTATGCAGCGTTAAGTCTTAGTGCGATGTCTACAGACTTATCTGATGCATCTTTGTCTAATGCTACGGTAATGTTTTTGAATCCATCTAGTGCGGACAAAGCCTCATCTTGTAGGAATGTGCCTAGTAGCGCCACACCTGTTGCAAAACCTGATACAGATGCCGCTGATGCACAATCTTCTACAATCACTGCGTGATCGTGTTTACCACAAATAAACGGCAGCTTGCTCCCACCATACCTGTACCATTTTGGTCCTGAATGCAAACCGGACCCGATGTACCTGCCAGCAGCATCAACTATCTTTGTTCTGTCTTTTACAAGAAAGACTGCCCTGTCCCGCTTGTAGTCGTACCGTATGTCAGCTATTTCTTTTGACCATGCCGCAATGCAGTTATTGCGTTTGATGTACTCAAAAAAGTGTGCAGGTAGATTGTTCTTACGCCAGTTCTGTTTCTCTAGCTCAAGACCTACAGGCTCATTCGGTTTTAGGATTTCATCTTGTGCAGAGAAAGAGGATATACTTAGTCCTTCTTTGATTACACCACCTTTACTACAGTTTGCATGGAAGCAGTAATACTTTACACAATCACTGAACTGAGTAACTGATAGGGTATTAGTTCCATCACATATAGGACAATCTAATCTTATAGAAGTACCAAGAGGTATATCTAGATTATAGATATAATCTTTAATTATATTAATCATAAATATAATATCCTCAATTTCGGGACACGGCAACGTGCCTGATAGCATGGATTTTTGAGCCTGTCAAATATATTTTCGCTTGACATTCAAAAAAATCTCAGGTATGGTGCAGCTTCCTTCAACAGCAGAGGTGACCCATGATCACCATTCCCTCGAAGAGAGTCGAAAACCCGGACATGATGCGCCGAATAATTGAGGCCACGGTTCAGGATAAATTCTTTACAATCGAGTTTGTCAAGAGAGATGGTAGTCTCCGCAGAATAAATGGCCGTCTTGGTGTCAAGAAGCACACAAAGGGCGGCAGAGATTGTAATACCAACAAACAAATGATGACTGTCTATGATAACTATGCCAAAGGGTATAGGAACGTAAACTTGTCAACCGTGAATTATGTCGTAGTGGATGGGATCAAACATGAGTTTATCTGACCAAGAAAGACAAATGGTAGCCTCTCGTATTGAGGCAGAGATTGATCTATGTCTAGAGGAGTTTGTAGATTGTTTAGATGTAACAGAATCTGCGTTGATGCAGTCGATGCTTTCAGTGATGTGCCATGCGCCGAGTGACAAGCATGGTATTCTGCTTATCACACACTGTCTAAATCAGATATGTAGTCTATCTTTAAAAAACCCAGAGGAGTGCGTTGATGGTTAGTTGTGAAGAGTGCAACGATATGGCAGTGGTAACAAGAGATAACCAAAACCTATGTGCGAGTTGCTGGTTTGATAAGGAAAAGAAAAGTGGTAGCTACAAAAAAACACACGGACGAGTTTATAACAAAGGTATTTCAACTGAGCAGAGAGCGTGGTCTATCAGCCCGTCAGATTGCAGAGGTAATGTCGCCTGAGTACAAGGACTATTGTGGTGTAGATATGTCGAGGAATGCTGTAATAGGTATTTTAAACAGGTATGATGGCCGGTTTACCCACATGGGCAAAAAGAAATCAAAGCGTGTAGATTTTTCTGCAGTTGTCGAACAGTTAGAAAACGCAAGAGAAAACATGAAAAATAAAGATCAGTACAGAGTTAGAAAGTGTTTGTCTTGTCGGAAAGATAAACTGCTGCACAAGGTCATGTTTGTGTGCGATAGCTGTAAGTCTGGTCCTAATTACAAATCTCCTGTAGAAGACTACAACGTGGTGTATTGATATGAATGCTAAAGAGAAAAAGGGCCTACAGTCCAAACTAGGCGCGATGCGATACTACGCTGACAGTGGATACCATGTGTACAATGAAACTAACAACACTGGACCTGTGGATTTTGTCGCTATAAATCCTGAAACAAAAGACGTAAAACTTGTCGAGGTAAAAACAATGTCGTTCCGTTCCAAGGATGCTAATTGGAAGCCGGGTACGATGATTAATCGTCAATTATCTCCCATACAGAAGAAACTAGGTGTAGAACTAGTCTATTACAACATTGAAACAGGACAAATAAAATGTCGGAAGTAAAAAAACGTCGGGATTACAAACAGCGCAGCAAACGGCCAGAGCCAGAGTACAGCACTCGCGCACATGATGGCAAGACCTTGCGTTGGGAGTGGAAGTATGAAGGTGAGTTAGGTATCTATCCTAAAGATTGGGCTAGACGTTTTCCTCACCTAGCAGAACGTGGACGTTGGGTAATAACTGAGATAAAGTAAATGAGACAGATAAGCCTAGAGACTTCAAAAGAAGAACTACAGAACATACATGAGATTGTAGATGGTAATGGTCGAAAAAAAAGTGTAACAATATCAAAAAGATTATTGTCCAGTTTGCTTGTAGACCATCACCGCATGGTGGCTTATCTAGGACCCTTGGTTATTAACGCAGAAGATTAGTCTACGCAGATTAAAAAAAAGCTTGACCGCCCGTGATTGAGTGTGCTAGGACAAAATCC